TCATCGGCCGAGTATCTGCATCTTGCCAAGGTACCAGGCGATTGCCTGGGCGATGTTCGTCGAATTGCGCAGCGGCGCGGTGAAGACCACCTTGCCGCGGCACATTGTATCTCTGGGGGTGTAGGGGGCATCAGCCCCCGACGGTGACGCTCGTCTCAGCCAGCGCGACCGAAGTGGCGTTCCCGCCAATCGGCTAGATCCACGACAACCACTTTGATCATTGACTGCTGAACTGCATTGCGTTTGGCGTTGCGCCTGTGAACCAAATCCCGGATATCGCTAGCATTGGCATACCAGAGCAATCCGCGCAGCCTTCGTTCTGGGATCCTTTCGCCGCTGGGCGCAACTAAGGTCTCTGCCAGCTAATCGCCATCCAGCCCACGCACCGGTCAGTTCCAAATGATTGGTCACCACGCGCCGATGCAGATCGGCCGCGCAACCTCAACGCGGCCCTAATCCGATTTCGCATAATGTATATTATGTAAAACGTTTGGAAGCGGACTGAGCTATTACGGCGGCTTGATAAAGCTGCTGCTAGCATCCTTTCTTCCCAGACGAAAGTCCCCCGCGAAAGGAAGCATAGAAGCATGTGTGAGTATCTGAACGGCCGTTTCATTGGATGGCGAATTGCAGGCAATTACCTCGTGAGTCCGGACGGTGATCGGATGACACCGGAACGCCTGAAAGGCCTTGTATGGCGAGATTCGATGGAACTACGACTTGCAGGCTATGCGAGCAGACGGAAGGCCGAAGCGGCGAAAAAACGGTTTGCGGAACAAACAGTAAAGGTGGTCGTCGTGAATCTGAGTAGCTGGCGAGATAGACACTTCGGCACGATGGCTGGATGAGCTTTATCGCAGGGGCACATGCCCCTGCACCACCAATGAATGCGAACTGACAGATATAGGCGAAAAGCCGCGCCCCAGTGACTGCGCCCCGCAGGGGCTGTCAACGACACGAAGAAGTGATCTACCTGCAGGACGTCCTCCGGCGCAGGCGTGAAAAGCGGTTATCAGTGGGGGGAATCCGGGGTTAGCCGACAGCGGCAAGCGCAGCCCGACTGGACGGGGGCGGCGGCGTCCACGGCGCGGGTGAGGCGTTATCCGTAGGGGCGCTGCCCCTACACCCCGGCTACATGCGAACTGACAGATCCAGGCGAAAAGCCGCGCCCCTGTGACTGCGCCCCGCAGGGGCTGTCAACGACACGAAACGGATATTTCATGACGCGTCAGAATTATGTCCGAAGAACGCAATGCGCGATCGGCGAACCCGCGAACGCCTACTGCCACAAGGTCTCTGGGGTCGCGGATTTCTGCAGACGACAACGTGATCTACCTGCGGGATGTGCTGCGGCGCAGGCGCGAAGAGCGGTCTGCAGTAGTGGATGGCTCGGGGGCTAGGAAGCCACCAGTTGGCCGAACTGGACGCGGGCGCAGACGCCAACGGCGCGGGTGAGGCGTTATCCGTAGGGGCGCTGCCCCTACACCCCGATTACTTGCAGGCGTCTTGCACAGCGTTGTCCCACTGGCTAGACAAAGCAAAATCTCGATGAACCCCGGCAGCCTCATAGACAGTGGCACGGCTACGCTTTGCAGATTCGCATGCACTGCCGGATGAAGATCCGGAGACATAGGCAGCAGAAGCGGAAGCGCGATCAGCTGCATAACGCCGATCTAGCTGTTTCTGAATGCGATAGCGCCGCCAAAGTTCGGCGTTGGTTGGCTCAGCGACCGGCGTGGCCGCCCAAACCTTTTCAGCAGGGCCGGCAGCACACGGCGCGGATTGATAGACGACCTGGCCGCGCTCCCTGCACTTATGAACCTGCTGAGCGTCAGCATTTGGCGAAAATATGAACATAATCAAAACTAAAGATGAACATTTGATAAATGGCATGATTTTTGCATTATTGCTTTCCATTGCGATAAATGTTAATCGCCCTGAATTGCTGTAGCGGTTTCAGGATAGCAAATTTTCTTTGAGAAGGCAGAAAACGGCCAGGTGCGCGACGTAATAGACATAAAACGCCCACCGGAAGCGGGGGAGCTTCCAATTGCGATGCCCATCCTCGATGAGAGGAATCGCAAGGAGTGCCCAGGCATTGCCGTTGTAGAGACACAGAAGCGTCATGGCCAGAAGGACCAGGACAGGGAGACGCAAATGGGCCAGGGTGGTCGATGCTGTTCATAGCTGAATGCCTGTGGACGGCACGCTAGTGGACGTGGTGTAGCCGGGAGACTCGGGGAACGTGCCCTGATGACGGTTACCACGATCAATGCTTGTGACGCCATGCCCTCGCTCGGCGATGCTATCTAGACCACGATCAATCTGTGTTGGGCCATCAACATAGCGATCATCGCGGCGTGCGCGATATGGCTCGTACTGGCCGCGCCGGGCGATATAGCGGCATGTTTGCTGATCCAGAACATACTGGGTGCCCTGCTCTGTCAAACATGTACAAGTGGGGCCGATACGGTCACCGCTGGCGTTGTTACCAGTGAGCGAAGACATGCAAAACAACCGCGGCGGCTCACTCGGAAGCGACAACTTGTCGTCATATGCGGGTGCGCTCCAAGGCTCGGACGGGATACGCGGCAAGAATCGCTTGGCGTATTCGGCAGAAGTCATCACCTTGGCGGGCTGCGCTGTCCCGTGCGCCGTCGCTGACGCTCCGTCGCGTGGGACAGCTTGCGACTGTGCGGCGTTTGTCTCTGGCGTTATCGCCTTGCCACCTAGTCTGTTTCCCATCCTGCCAAACGCGACATACGTCATCACAATTGCCGCCACCAAGAAGATAGGCAGCGCAATGTAGTACCAAGGAATCTTTCGCTCAGTGGTGTCAAGCTCGGTTGACTTGTAGGTGCCCATGGGACGCGTGGGCAGCTTCTTGCGCCTCACAATGAGCGGGTTAGCCTTCTCTGGGCGAGACTCAAATCGATCAAACTCGCGCAAGTGCACGAACTGGGTACCAAAACGACGACGCACATGCACATGGCGTTCGATCAGATCATGCACGAACTGATCGCATTGCTTGTCAGGCGATTGGCTAACGAAGATGAAATCAAGACCGCGATGCCGATGCTTTGCAAGTTGCTCGACGTGATGCGGCACCCTGGAACCGGGTGGGCGCTTAGGCAACATGCTGTGTTCATAGGCTTCATCGACCAAGGCGACAGCGCCATCGGGCAAAAAATTAGGCCAGTCGCAGAACTGCTGTGGCGTCATCTCAAGAACGCCCGTTTTTGCGTAGTCGAATTCGCGGATATTGCACGCAAACGTCATGCGGCCCTGATCCTTGTACTCAAGCAATTTTTCGATGGCATGCAGCGTCTTGCCATGACCAGGCTGGCCCGTGAACCAATAGATCATTGGTTCGCTCCCAAGGTATCAGCCACGCTTTTGGGTACGAGGAAGACTTTCCACGTCATGCGCACCGTGAGCGCAGAGAGCACCATAGACATCGCTGTACCGATGCCCAGGTAACCAAGCATCTGACCTGCGGGACCATCAAGGCCAGAGATGTTGGTCGTGATGAATTCTTTCAGCCTCGGAAGAACGGCCTCAAATGACACAAGCGTCAAACCAAACGTACCGAGGATCTTGCCGACAATACCAGCGGCAACATCCTTCAGCTTGCCAAGCAAAAAGAGAACACCCTTAGTGATCCACTCCCAGACCATGCCCATGTCAGAACCCCCAGCCCATTAAAATTCGGATTGCCAGATATGCGCCATACATCAGAATCAGGGCGCGCAAGATCGCAGCGGCCTGACAGAAATATGGGAAATCAGCGCCATTGATCGTAGTGCCCTTGATGGTAAAACTTGGCGGCTGCGGGCATGACGAATTGCCAAAAATGTTTTCGGTATCAAGCTTCGATGTTGACACGCCGATACCGAATTTCTTTGCGCCATCAATATCAGATTTTCCATCACCTGGATCGGTGACATTGCCGCTGCCCTCAAGAGCATCGGCAACGCCGTTACCATTCTTATCAGTTGAATTACCGCTTGCGTTGGTACCCTTGGCGAGCTTTTCGAGTGCACACGTTGAGCGCCACTGCTGCATCAACTGCGCGTATTCCATCGCATCGCAGGCCTTACCGGTGCATACAGGTACAGCATCGCAACTACCGCCGCTGATGTTCTGACTGCGCCGCGTATTGCAGTCGATGCGCCACTGAATTTTCACCTGTATACATTGAATGGCATTGCCACTACAGCTGGGCGGTGTCTCGCAATCATCACCACCAGATGCTTCGTCTTTTTTGCCTTTGTCGCCATCGTCGCCGTCGCCGTCGCCGTCCTCATCACCCTTGCCGTCACCATCCTTGTCTTGTTTGCAGGTGCCATCCTTGCCGGGTGCTTCACCCTTCGCGCACTGACCCTCCCCTGGCAGGCATTTGCCGGAAGGCGACATGATGGTGCCTGGCGGGCATTCCTCTTTTTCAGGTGCGCAATAAAGCGATCCCTGCGCGACTGCACCAGGCGTTGACGCTTGCACAGCGACCATGCCTTGTGGGCATTTGTTCTCAGGCTTGCATACACCGTCTTGCTTCACCTGACCTTCGGGGCAACTTGGCTCGATGGGCTGACACACACCCATGTAACCATTCCAGAACGTACCTACAGGGCAATTTTTTTTGTAGTCAGGGTCGCAAAGCGCACCAGTAGGACTGCGAGTGCTGGTCTCATCGTCACCGTTCTGGCGGTACTTCACTTCGCAACCGTTCCAGCATTGGCTAGAGCCATTAAGCGGAAGAAACTGTGTGATTGCTGATGGAATCGCCTGGCATGTCTTGGACGGGTCGAACACCCAACGCCGGCTATTACGAGCGCCTGTCTCGAAACCATCCTCCTTTCGTCGACAACGCACCTCAACGCCGTAGCGATTTACGCCATCCAAGTAAACCTGATAGCTCAGCATGGACCATGAGCCAACTGACGTGCAATACCGATCAGCGCTAGCATCAGCAGCAGCCAAGGAATACGCCTGACCTTGCGAACAAAGCGGACTGCTAGTCACGGTACAAGGTGGAACGTCCTGCGCACGCGCATTGTCCACGCCGAGCGCAGCGAATAAGAATGCAACGATGACGTAAGCAAAGCGCCGAGCGACTGCAGATGCAAACACGCGCGCGAGCCAGCGCATCACATGCCCTCGAATGCGAGCCAAGCGCAGCCGAGCAATCCAATCAGTACGAAGTAACCCATAACTCCCCCCTTTCACCTAGAAAAAAGGGGCGAACGTTTCCGCGCGCCCCTTGTGATACAACACGACCCGGCGCTTACTTCACGCGCTTGATGTAAGCCCACACAATCGCGACACCAATGAGGATGGCGCAGGCGGCGATGACCAACCCCATATCGGTCTTGCCACCGGACAACTCGCCGGCAATGGCAGCACCGGGCGATGCAGAATCGGCCGCGAATGCGGCACCCGATGCGAGCAGCGTGGACGCACCGGCACCGACCTTGGCGGTGGTGGTGGAAGCAAAACGACGTGCAGCATTGACAACGTTCTTCATAACTCTCTCTCCATCTCAGTAGACCCCTACACGCGCCGCGCGGAATACGAGACGCGCTTTAACCCCTATCGCCCACATCGAAATGATGGCAAACGCGACAATGGTTCCATCGGCCAGATCCAGGGGCGGAAGAACTGGCTGGTGGTACGGCATCCACACAGGAACCGAACACGTACCGTCCTGCTGCATGTTTTGCGCAGCGCAACCGACGACGTAGAGCGGCTCAGGCGTAGACATGCATTACGCTGCCTGGCGCTGCGCGGACTTGGGCTTCAGCTTGGCAAACTTGCCCAGCGCGATGTTGCCCTTGTTGACTTGCAGCATGCCGGCAACATCCAACTCGTATTCACCAGGTGCGAACGGCTTCTGACCGTCTTCCAACCGTGCCTCATAGGGATACACGAACCCATCCACCTCGAGACGGCATTTCTGCTTGCGCGTGGTGTAGCTGCGCTCCTTGCCCTTCTCATCTTCGAACGTGCCGCCACGCTCATCGACTTCGCTATTCAACACTGTGACCTTGATTGCGCTCATGGTGTAACCCCTTCTAAGGTTTGATTGATGCCCGCGATTTCGGGCCATTGATTGGCTACGTCTGCTGTTGCCCACGCCGGTAGCCGATGCGACGTGCAGGTACTGATGACGGCATGCAACGCATCAGGCGTTGGGCAATGCCGCACGATGAAATTGAGGGTTGCGCCGTATTGGCGCTTCAGGTGCCGACGCGCACTTTTCCAAGTGGCATCGACAGCAGCTTTCGTAATGTCGATGCGCGTGGCGACGCAGTGCAGGAACTTGAGAACGGGATAGGCACCGAGCAGATAGCCAGCAGGATCGCGCAGCAAATCCAACGGCAATTCCTTGCGGTTGGTGGCGCGGAATTGCGCTTCATAGCGCACCCATTCGGAGGCCTTGTCGCCTTGCTCCCTGCCCTTCTCGTACACGCGCAGCTGCTTTTCGGACTTCTTGCCGCCGACATAGAAGGTCTTGCCATCGCCGCTATCGTGATCGTCCACGGTCTGCGCCTTGGGGCGCTGTCCACGGTTGTCGAACTCGCCCGATGCGTACCAACTCTGCGCAAGTTTCAAGGGGTATTTACCCAACAGGTCATCGGCGGCAACGTCCACACGGGTCAATCGTCCAGCGCAGCTTTCGAGCTTCGCTCGAAGCTCCAGCCACCGCTTCGCATGGCCGCAGCGCGCTGCGCTCAACACTCCACACCCGGTGCCGGTCAACTCGATACGCGCGGTGTACGTGCCATCTGCACGGCGGCAGTGTTCCCCGCCCAACTCGATCAACCCCACGTGCTGGCCGTCGCGGTCGGTGATACGCACGCGCCACAGGTAAAACCGCCCCGGCCCGACCTTTTCGTCAAGTTCCAGGCCCAAGCCGGCGAAGAACCAACAGAACACTTGCAGTGCGACCGCGCGGGCGTTCTCGGCGGTAACGTCCATCCATTCGCGGACCTCATTGGGGTCATCGTTGACGAACACACCGGCTTCACCCAGGACGGCGCGCAAATCCACAGAGGCGGAAAACCAGTCAATGGCGACCGTTAGGGTGCCATCGGCATTCCTGAATTCACTGACTCCCCTGTTAGACGAGGGGAGTCCCGCTTCGCGCGATCCGTCAGCCATGCGCGTAGAACTCCACGGCGTGTCGATATGGGAAACGACGATGGCGCTCATGCGACCACGTCCATTTCGCTTTCGGCGCTACAAATCGTGACGCGTCGCGAAACAGTCGGCGCGACCAAGTCAACGTAGCTTTCAATGATGAAGACCTGCTCGCGGTGCGCGCGCAGCGCAGCTTCGGCGCGACGGTCAAGAATCCAGGCGACCAACCGGGCGAGGCCGACGATCACGGTCAGCGCGGAAGCGCCGATCAATGCAAGTGCGTTGGTGTCAGTCGACAGTGCCATTAGGCGGCCTCCGCGACGGTGACACCACGAACGCGGAAATCGCGGACTACATCGCCATACTTGAAACCATCGGCGACCAAAAAGGCAATGCGAGCAGCGGCATCGTCACGCGCTGCATTACGGGTCGGATGCGAAGCGAGGACCACCCAGCGGCGACCGTCGCGGTACTGAACCTGAAATTCCAT